TTCATCCGGACCGCGACGGGCGCTTCGCTGTACAAGCTGGCCGCGAACGACGCGTTGGCGGTTTACGAGGCGGCATATTCGACCGGATCCGTGACGATCTCCGGGACGGCTGGATATCTTGTACCCGCAGGAACGCTGGTCCGGACACTGGCCGGCGTAACGTTTGCGACAGACACGGCCGTGCAAATCGGTGCAGGCGGTACGGCTACCGTGGCCATAACCGCGACGGAGAAAGGAGCATCCGGAGATGTGCCTGCGGGCGCGATAACGGTCCTCGTCAACCCGGTCGCCGAGATCACCGGCGTAACAAACGCGGCAGAGACGGTGGGCGGCTTGGACCGCGAGAGTGATCTGCTCTTTCGTGATCGCGTCGAGCTGGCCAAGCAGGACCCGGGCACGTCCGGCAATAAAGCGCAGTACCGTAAATGGGCCTCTGACGTGCCTGGCGTGGGCGACTCGGTCGTCATCCCGCTCTGGGCTGGCGAGGGCACGGTCAAGGTCGTACTGATCGACACGGATCGGTTGCCGGCGGACGCCGCGATCGTGCAGGCGGTCCAAGACTATATCGACCCGCTGCAGGACGGCAAGGGTGACGGCATGGCTCCCGTGGGCGCTACCGTCACGGTCGTCGCAGCTACGGCCAAGACGATCAACGTCACAGCGTCGGTGTCTTTGGCCGCGGGCGCAGACCTTGCGACGGTTACGGCCAGCTACCGGGCGGCGCTGGAGATCTACCGTCGGCAGGCCGCTTTCAGCTCCGCATACTTTAGCGCGGCGCTGGCCGGGCAGGCGCTGCTTGCGACGCCGGGTGTGCTGGATTACGATACGACGGCGCTGCAGCTCAACGGAGCTGCCGGCAACGTTGCGATCGCGCAGACCGAGGCTCCGGTGCTGGGCAGTATCACGCTGCAGGAGGTGTAGGCGATGCCAGAGCTGAGGATGGACCTTTACGGCATGCTGCCCGAACAGCACCAGGCCGGGCCAAACGTGCGAAAGATCTACTCGATTGTCGAGGATCAGGCTGCGCAATTTAACGCTCGCGTTGAGGACGTTCGCGCGCAGCTCTACATCGAAACTGCGACCTGGTCGCTGCCGGACTGGGAAGCGGAGTACGGACTGCAGACGGACCCAACACTTCCGATTGAGCGTCGGCGAGAGCTTGTTGCCGCGAAAAGGCGCGGGCGAGGTACGACTACAAAAGCAATGCTCGAGCGTGTGGCTGCTGCATTCTCGGGCGGAGAAGTAGATGTCGATAATATCCCGGATACGTACCGTTTTCGGGTGACGTTCGTCGGCGTCTATGGCGTGCCGGCAAATATGGCCGGGCTGCAAGCAACGATCGAAGAGATCAAACCGTCGCATATGGCTGTGGAGTATGTTTATCGATACTACACTTACGCGGAGCTTACTGATACCGGGCAGACCTATGAAGAGTTGGTCGCGTCGGGAATTACTTATGACGATCTGTATAATAGGAGGTTTTGATTCATGGCAGTAACCCCGGAATTTAATTTGCCGTACCCAGAGCCGAGCTCGACAACCAATGTGCCACGAGATTTTAAAGCATTAGCAGATGCTGTAGAATCCGCAATGCAGGATCTTGGCGTTGATGTGCTCGACGTATTTGATAGCACAGATAAGACTTTACCGCCTTCGGCCGATGCACTGAGACGTGGGCTGGAGACAAAGCAGAATACCGTCCGCCTGGCCGACAACTATCTGGCCGCCTCGGTCCTGGTCAACGCTGCGCCGGACGCACAGGGTCGATCCTATCCGGATGGACTCTCGTTTTTCAAGGTTAGCAGCTCCGCAGGCGGTTGGCCAACCGCTAACGGCTACGTGCTGACATTCCGCGCAGGCAGCGGCGGCTATCAGATCTTTTACGAGATGTACACGGGAGCCGTGCAGACGGACAAGACAGCCCGGCAGTGGACGCGATCCAAGCGCGACAGCAACACGTTTTGGCAGGATTGGGCGCGGGCGGCGACCGAAGTGGACATTGCCGCTTTGCTTCCGCTCACTGGCGGAGTCATGACCGGGCCTGTAAGTCGAACAATCAATCAGTTCGCCCGCCATTCACAAAACGTTGGCGGAGGTTTTCGAAACGCCGTTGGGGCTGGGTGGATTAAAATTACGATCCCGGTTGCAATAACTGCTCCTACGGATGCGGCATCCATCAACGCAACAATTGATATTACGCAACTTTTAGCCGTCCAGCTTGGGTGTCAGCTAAAGATCAAAGGTCGTCCGACTTATACCCCAGCGAGCAGCAGTTTCGTTTGGCGGGATCTTGCGGCCGATGTAGACCGCCAGCCACATTTCAACAAGGTGCAAGTCGGTACGGACGGAACAAACCTATGTATACTGCTAGGTGATGCAACGGTCAGTTGGAGCTATGCGGCTCTTTCGATCACCGAGTTATTTGTTGCAGGCAACCAAAATTCGCTTTTTTCAGCAAGTGATTGGACGATATCCCTTGTACCGGATTTAACAGGCATAAGTAACATTGTAGATGTCCCAATTAAGATTTCTGCGACAACGGAGTATGCAAATTCTGTTTTAACTTCTGCTAAGGCGGACGCGACGGTAAAAGCTTCGGAAGCTGAAGCGAACGCAAAAACGTACACTGACCAGAAGCCGTGGCAAAAACACAAGCTAACCACGGATGACGGACTTGGGCAAAACATCAGCAATCAAAACCTAAATGATTACAGGAGAGGGGGGACCTACCTCGGGGAAAACTTAGCTAATGCTCCAACAACAGGCGCAGGACAGTGGTACATCGTTGAGGTTCAATCTATGGACCCTTCCGCAACTACGGGATATGTAAAACAAGTAGCGAAATCAATTTTCAGTAATAGCTACCGCGAACGGACATGCGTGGCCGGAACATGGTCGGCGTGGAGCGAAGACCTTTTTACATCTGTCGTTAACGGCAAAAACGACGTTAAACAAGCCGGTATTTCAAAGGGCGGCACGTTTAATCAGGCTGGGAGTGTACCCACGTTCGCGGAGTTGGTGGCAGGGATCAACAGCATCGTACTTGGCTATAAGGCCGCGCCTGGCGAAACTCTTCTCTACAACTTTGGCGTTTCGGGGAACAACCCAAACCCTACCTACACTCGTCAGATGTTTATGAGGACAAACATTCCCGGTACGTTCCGTCTAAGATACACGGTATCGAACAGCGGCAGCGGCTTGGGATATGCGCGAGTTTACAAAAACGGCGTCGCTTATGGCGCAGAAAGAGTACTCAATCCGGGTAGTCCGACAACAGTTGCTTACGTGGAAGACCTTGCGTTTGCGGCTGGCGACACTATCGAGTTTTGGACAAGGGCGCAAACCACAAACTCAAACAATGTATCGATTGCTGACGCAAGGGCGTTGGGAGCTACGGCTATATTTACAACATAAAAGGAGGCGCACAATGAGAATTGTTGCGTATGACGGTACGAAGGAAGACGAGGAACGGATCGTAGCGGAGCAACTTGAGGAAGGGTATTTTCTTGTCGAGATTCAAAATATCACAGAGGGCAATTATCTGGGCTTTGCCGAATCTCCTCTCCGACCCTCTGATCCAGAAGAATCTGAATTAGGGAAGGTACAGGCCTCGATTCTCGAATTGGAGTCTCGAACCAAGTTGCTGGAATACAATACGCAGAATATGGGCGATACACTCGATGTTCACGAAGGAGCGATCGTTGACGTGATGAATTTGGCGCTCGGTACGTCGCCGAACGAGCTGTAGGTCATGGTCGCCCAATTATTGCTCTGGCTTCTACTGAAGCTTACGAGAGGGGGTGAAAGAACTATGCTGATTATGATGTTGGCCGGTCGCGTAGCGCGCGGCGCGATGCCGTTTACCGAAATTCCGACCGTGCTGCAGCCGAAGGTATACGACGAACTGAAGGCGAATGGAATTGAATTCTTGGCTGGCGATTACACATCGCCTACAGCGTAAGCCGCCCCGATCCAGGAGCGGTTTTTGTTTTGCCCTCGGAGCGATCCGGGGGCTATTTAATTTGGACGGGAGATAGAGAGGATGGGGGAACAAATAATCAAGGGGGCGGCTGCGGCCGCTGGCGCCGTAGTCGGCTTCCTTTTCGGAGGGATGAGCGAAATGACTATATTGCTGCTGGTACTGGTCATCGTAGATTGGGCAACAGGATGGGCGGCGGCATGGACGCGCGGAGAGCTTAAAAGCCGGGTGGGGTATTTCGGAATTGTCCGCAAGGTCGCGATCTTCGCGGTAGTGGCGATCGCGCATCTGATTGATGGCGTGCTGGGCGATCTGCATATGTTCCGGGATGCCGTCGTATTTTTCTACTTGGCGAACGAATTGCTGAGCGTCGTCGAGAATCTCGGCAAGATGGGCGTGCCAATGCCGCCGATCATCCGTGACGCGGTGCACATTTTTCAGTCAAAGACAAAGATCGAAGAAAACCCGCAGTTGATCCCCGAAGCGCAGCCTGAAGCGGTCAAGATCGAGAAGGCGGAAGAAGCTGCAGCAGAAGCACAGGCGGCAGAAGACAATAAGACGGCCTGACAGCCGAAGGAGGAAGCACCTTGAACCTGAGCAAATACACAATCGAGCGCCGCTATATTGCCAAGCGCTCTAATACACGGCCAGGCATACGGATGACAACCGGCGTGCCGGCCTTTTTTGTTGCCCACGACACGGGCAATCCCGGCGCGGATGCGGAGAATCATTACCGCTATTTCAACGCATTGACGGGACGATCGGCTTCGGCGCATACGTTTATCGACGATAAGCGCATCTTGGAGATTATCCCGACCGGTACCGGCCCGGACGTGGCGGAGAAGGCATGGCATGTCCTGTACAACGTGCCCACGGACAACGAGCGCTTCGGGTACAACGCCAACGACGCCGCGCTGGGTGTGGAGCTTTGCTACGGCGGCGGTATCGACTTCGAAGAGGCGTACAAGCGGTTCGCCTGGTATCTGGCGTTCTGCTGCACGAAGTGGAACAAGGACCCGCGCTTGTTCATCCCGAGCCATAAGCAGCTCGACCCGGCGCGGAAGATCGACTGCGACAACGCGCTCAAAGCCGGCGGTCGGACACTGAAGGATCTGATCGCGGACGTGACGGCGGAAATGGCTGCGCTTGCCGCCCCGGTGGCACCGGCAGTTCCGAAGCCGGTCGAGCCAGACTTTACGCCGCTGACCGAGTACACCGCGCAGACGCTGATCACCAACTACGTGCGGCCTGCTTGGAAGCAGGCCAAGGACGCCGGGCAGGGGCCCGAGGCGGCGCACTGGTCGCGCCTGGCCGACAACCTGCGCTCGGCAGCCCGCATCGACATCAACGGCAACAAGCTGGCCGGTCCGGTCAAGCTGCATAAGAGCAACGTACAGGAGATCATTTTCCGTTGGCTTTCGCCGGCCTGGTACGCGGCGCGCGACGATGGCGATATGGAGCGGGCGAAGCATTTTAACGCGCTTGCCAATCAGCTCCGCGTGGCAGCCGGCATGCCGGTAGAATAGCGGAATTGACGTCTAATTCTTGGTTGGTTATAATTGATATACGTTCCGATTTAGTCGGTCGCAATCCGAAAGCATCGGTAAAAAGCCCGCTACAGGATCTCTCCTGAGCGGGCTTTTTGTGTTTA